TGAGCTCGGCTGGGAGGCATCCGAAAAGTCTTGGGTATACTCAAGCCGGAGTTTTGAAAACGATGTTGTCTTCTTTGAAGACAATTTCAAACATTATAAACATGTTGCAGATGTTGATGCCGATGACTTGGAAGAAGCATTTCATCTGATGAATATGTGGAATGATCCTAATCGTATCAAGATGATTGCCGATGAAGTAATGTCTATGTCTGTTGGTGATATTATTAAGATGGATGAAGACTTTTATGTTTGCATGTCCGTTGGTTTTGAAAAGATGAATGTAAACTAAGGCAATTAAAAAAATAATTAAAAAATAATGCACTTTTTGGTTTACTTTTAACTAAAAATGTTTATTATAATATATATGATGCTTAATTGAAAGGAACTATATCATGTCACATGAACTTGAAATTGTAAACGGCGAAGCACAGATGGCCTATGTCAACGAAGTGCCTTGGCACGGCTTGGGTGTTAAGGTTGACCCGGATATTACACCGGAAGAAATCCTTAAGGTTGCAGGACTTGATTGGACTGTTGAAAAGCGTGAAGTGATGTTCACCAAGTCAAATGGTGAAGTGACAACTACACCAAAAAAGAATGCATTGGTACGGTCACATGATGACAAATTTCTGGATATTGTAGGTGCTGATTGGGTACCTGTTCAGAATGCCGATGCTCTGAACTTCTTTGATGATTATGTCAAGGAAGGTGGTATGACAATGGAAACCGCTGGTTCACTCAAGGATGGTCAAATTATCTGGGCTCTTGCCAAGGTAAATGAATCGTTTTCTTTGTTTGATGGTGCTGATGAAGTTGAGTCATATCTTTTGCTCTCTAATCCCCACCAGTTTGGTCGCGGTGTTGATATCCGCTTTACTCCTATCCGGGTTGTTTGTAACAACACATTGACTCTGTCATTGGATGGCAAAGCTGCTACCGGTATTTCACTTAACCATCGGTCAGAATTTGATGCTAATCGTGTACATGATGCATTGAAGGAAGCTCACACCAAGATGGAAGATTATGGTGAAATGTCACAATTCCTTGCTTCCAAGCGTTACACACAGGAAACACTGTTTGAATATTTCAACCGTGTATTCCCCAAGACTTCTAACAAGACTTCATTTGAAGACATGTTGAAGGAATGGAAGTCTAATGCTGAAAAGGTTGGCTCTCGTAATGCTCGGTTGGCTATGGATTATGTGGAAACACAGCCTGGCGCCGAATATGGTGAAGGGACCTTCTGGCAGGCCTACAACACTGTGACTTATATGACAAATCATGTTGTTGGTCACAGCTCTGACAGCCGTTTGCAGTCAACTTGGTTCGGTTCTAACAAGGACAAGAATATCCAGGCTTTGGGCCTTGCCCTTGAAATGGCGGAAGCCGCCTAAGCCGAAAGAAATGTATCAGCAGTCATTGCCGGGGGACGAGTGTTCTCCGGCAATTCTTTTTTAGGTGCAGTTGCAATTTGTCTTTGCATCGCTGCTCTAAGCTCAGTATCAGCGCCACCTTGATTAATTACAATAGGTGTAGGGGGTGCTGTAGGAACGTTTGGTGCAACGGCTCTATCAGGGATAGTTACACCCGGTGCAGTTTCAGGTGTATATGAATGTGTAACACCTCTTCTATTATTATTTACATCATCTATAAAATCCTGGACACTTTTTTTGCTCTTGGCCATCACAAGCATATTATGTGTTTCTTTATCTATATCATCATCTGCTATAGCTGCAGCACCACTTTGATTAATTACAATAGGTGTAGGGGGAGCAGCTGATACTTCTGGAGCCGTAGCTCTATCAGGGATAGTCATACCCGGTGCAGCTTCCATTGAATCTTGAGTAACACCTTCTGTTGTAGTTGAAATACCAGGCGCACCTGGTGCAGCTTCCATTGAATCTTGAGTAACACCGCTGGTAGTAGATGAAGTATCAGGCGAAGCTTTTGAATCCGCAGTTTCAGGTGTATATGAATGTGTAACACCTCTTCTATTCTTATTTACATCATCTATAAAATCCTGGGCACTTTTTTTGCCCTTGGCAGTCACAAGTATATTATGTGTTTCTTTATCTATATCATCATCTGCTAAAATTGCATCTATTTCATCTTCAGTTAATTCGTTTACTCGTGCTAAGTCTACTTCAGAATCACCCAACCAGTCTTTATCATAGATACCTTTATCAATAGCTGATTTGAGTGCTTCTTCATTAACGGGTTTTTCACCTTCTTCTTCTAACCAATTACTCACCCATTGATCTACTTGTTCTTTTAGTTCAGGCCACCTCGTTTCTTCTTCGGGATCATTTTGGTGCATAACTCCATATACACTTTCATAAACACCTCGGGCAATTTGAATAACTGTACCAGGTAAAGCAGTTACAATGCCACCTACAGAACTAGCGGCTTCAATAGCAGCACCGTGATAATCACCACGCATTAATTCATAGAGTGCTAAACCGCCGCCTACAATCCAACTAAGACCAGGGATAGATTTACCAGCCAATTTGGTGAGAGCCTTAGGTGCTACCTTTTCAATAGCACTAGTAATGGCTTCTTTACCAATCTTTTTGCTTACCTTTTCTGATACTTCTTTTTTGGTATTTTGCATTGCAGCAGTTAATGAAGCTTTAGTGACCTTTTCACCTACTTCTTGGCCTGCTTTTTGACCTATTTTCTTCTTTAATTTGCTAGCACCCACTGCTGTAGCTACACCAGCAGCACCAACTCCGGCTACTGTAGCAATATCGCTGCCACTTGTTTCTTCGTCTTCGCCAGTCACCATATTTTCTAGGCCTTGGAAGGCATCGGCGACTGCACCACTTAATAGTGTTATACCCCCAGCGATGCCTGGTAATAAAGTTCCCAACAGTGCTTGACCAGTATCAGTATCAGCAAAAGATTTAATACCCGCTAAGAATGTAGGCTTAGATGTATCACCCTTGCCTTTAACATCTTCTTCATCTTGTTCTTTTTGTTCATCTAGATCAATATCTTTAACTAATTCTGCAAAGTCAAGTTGAAGCTTTTTAGCATTCTTATTTTTTTCTGCTAAAACTAAATTGTTTTTAACAATTTCTTGGTTGGTTTCATTTAGATAAAGTGTTAAATCACCTAATACTTCATTATCAGATGTTGCTAAGTTTAAATTAGGTTTTTGTATAGCAGGTACTTTTGATTCAGCACCTTCAAGATTAGATACACGCTTTTCTAAAGCAACCAATAATTTTTTAGATCTAGCAGCGGATTTTTCAGCTTTTTTCTCGGCAGCACTTTCACCTGGTGCGGTTAGAGCGGGTACTTTAGGTGCTACACCACCATTAAAGTTAGCATCACCATCATCACCCCCCGTAAGAGCAGACAAGCCAGCGTCAATAACTCCCATGCCAGTACCAACCTTGGCGACCTTGCCAACACTCTTCTTAGCTATAGCTTTAAATCCCTTGGCACCGCCCTTGGCCATGGCTTTACCGGCGGCTTTACCGCCTACTTTAAATAAACTGCCTAAAAGTCCTACTGCCATTACTGCTCTTCTTTTGCTTTAATCTTCATTAGTTCTATGTATAAATCTAATTCATATCTAATCATATTTTCAAGTTCAGTAAGACTAAAATTCCATTTAGACTGAGTTAAATCAAATAGCAGTTTGTAGTATGCTGCTAAATTACTATGGCTCAGTCCCAGATAAAAAAATCGTCAAGTGACTGGAATTTAACCGTCTTTTCATCTCCCTTAGTATTTGTATATGTTGCTTCATAATACAGTTTGGGCATAGTCAAAAAGAAATCCTTGAGTTTCTCGTATGTTTCAACTGAAATAGAACCAAGGAATTCTTCTCGTTCATCTTCAGATTCATCTGCCCAATTATATACTTCTTCATCTGTGTATACTTTATCAATACAAGCTTCAACTAATTTGTATGTTAAATCAACAATTGTTTCTTCACGTCTAAGAGTTTCAGATAAAACTGGTGTAGGATATTTCATAATAATACCTACATCATCCGTCAATTGGAATTTAGTATCATGGCCGTCTGTATGTTTCACTTCAATGTGTTCTAAATTGATTGAAACAGTATAATCCGATTCATCAGTTGAATCCGTTACAATAACATCAATCATATTACTAATTGATTTAGCTCTTAGGTTGATAAAGATATATTCAAAATCAAATGTTGGTAACTTATCTACATCAAATCCAGGTGTGATCACACAATTGTTAATGATAGTTCGGATTGCCCTAAGAATATCTTCATGGGTTCCGGCTTCTTTGGCTGTCAATAAGATCTTTTCTTCTTTAACCAAAAATGGTCGATATTCAATCGTTTGGTTATTTGATGGTAAAGTCAATTCAAATGTTGGTTGGTTTAATTTTGGTAACATAATAACTCCTTAAAATAAATCAGTTAAACCAGATTTTGCTATACTTACATTATTTACTACATTAGCTATGTCGTTAATGCTATTTGGTTTGGTGATGGTTGATAGTGTTTGAATAACAGAATTACCCTTTTGTAACTTCTGTAAGAATGAAAGGCCCGAATCATTATCTTCACCTTGATTTGGTTCTACATCATAAAATGTATTAGTCCAGTCAGTAAATTTGAATGATACATTCAATTGAGCAATCTGATCTCTAGCATCCCAGTCCATAGTTAAAGGATTAAGAGCCAAAGGGTATGCTTCTCTTAATTTAGCCGACATAACTTTATTGGAAAATTCATTGAAGACTAAAAATTCAATTGTAGTGACATAATCTTCTTTGTAATTAGAGAGATAGAAACGAGATCCGTCAGATCCTCTTGGTACAGTTAAATTAGAATCGACATTGAATGGAACAATATTATTCATCCATTCATAAAAGAATTTGTTAATTGTAGCATAGCCGTCTACATAAAATGTAAAATCAATATCAGTTTGTGATACGGCATATGGTCTAGATTCAATCTGACCCATACCATAACGTCTAATATTATCACTTGTAATGAATGACACACCAGGTAAGCTTACAGAGTGTGTCAAAAGAGTAAGTTGCTTTTGATCATAACCAGTGATAATTCTAGGTAAAGTGATAATAGCCAAGAATAGAGTGGGGCGAACAAAACCCGTCTCATTAATCTGAGACATAAAGTTCTGGACATTAAAGCCGCCATTTGGATTACTGGCAAGTTCACTATTTCTTAGTTTATTCTGAAGGCCTAATTCACCTAACACATCTGTACCAAACAATTGACCAATTGCTTGAACCGTACCAGCGGTTGCCGTGTTTTGAGCTTTAAATTTATTTGACCAATTTGAAATACTCATGAAACCATTTTCCTTGATTCAGACCATACAGTCTTTTTAGAAGCCTTAACAAATCGCTCGGTTGGCATAAACACTGCTATATCCCAATGATCAGAGGGTATCTTTAAGAACCTACTCGTCACATGACCATTAAGATATCGTTTAACACACGGCTCAAAATATTTGAACTTACTAGCCCTTTTTAGCATATTATAAGAAAGGGCTAATTTTTTATTATCGTTATTACCTTTCATAGTAATATCATATAAGCCGTTCATTAGAACAGCTCTAAGCATAGGTGGTAAATAGTGTAAATTAATACCTAAGAACCCATCGGTATATATATCTACAACGAAGATAAGAGGGAAGCGGTCATAATATGGTAAAGTTTTTCGGTGTTTTGGATTATATAAAAAGTGATACATAGATCCAATTGAATACTTGCTCATATTACTCTGCATATTAGCAGTATCTTTTAACAAATCTCTATTATCAACCTTACCAACTTTACCTGTCTGATCACGAAACCATTTTACAGACTGACGAGTATTAGGGCGAACATTTGCTCGCTCTCCTTCTTTTGCCAATTTCTGAAAAATGTATGCTGCCATCAATGCTTTCCTTTCATTATATTTATATCAAAATTTAAGTTTGAGTTCTTTTTCCGTCACAATGGCGAAATCCCAACCACGATCTTTACAATATTCCTCTGCCGCTTCCCACTTAGATTTATTTACACCGTATGTTTTAACTTCATATAAATACTTTTTGGTAATTCTATCTTGTTTTTTGGGTGGCAGTGTCTGTGCATAAGGTTTAATCTCTATCACAACTACATCTTGCTTACCTTCTTTATTGAGTTTTTTGACCCAAAAATCAGGAAAATAACGGTGAATACGACCATCAATTTTTGATCTATATGGTATGATAAGTTCTTCAGATGACCATTTAATGACATTTGAATTCTTATCTAAGTAGGACATAAACACAGCCTCCCATCTAGACCTGTAAATTATATTAGATGGGTCGCCATTATATTTAGAAGGATTATTGGGTTTAAAATACCCTTTGTAAGTTTTAGCCATAGGAATATTTATATGCCTCGGAAGAAAAGACCAACCCCATCTACATACGCTAATAGCGGTAAATTGACTCCTATGGAGAAGATTTATAACTCGGTTGGATTAACAACAAAACAAGAATTGCCACAAAACCCGAATGGCATTATTCAATCACGCCCTGCTAATAAGCGAAGAAAACAAGAAGCCGCTAAATTATCTGAACGTGATGATGGTTCACCTAGAATTAATGTTAATGAGGAACCTGAAACAGTTTCACAAGCCAAAAAGCCTGGTGGTAAAATCTATAAATTCCCCCAAAATATTGGGGATGCCCCTCTTTATCTCAAATTAGCATTTGCTGAATATGCACAACCATCCGCTTTTAATAAAATAGACCCAGAGCCGGACTTTTATGTCTACTTGCCATTACCAGATCAATTGTTTGAAAATTATTTCTTGAGCATTAATGAAGCTGATATGGGTCTTGCGGGCGATGTTTTAAAAACAATTAAAGACGTTACTGATAATATAGGTGACTCGGATTATTCAGGCGCCGTGGGTGATATTGTAAAAGGCGTAGGATCAGCGGGCTATAGAGCAGGTCTTGGGATAGCAGATAATCTAGGTAGAGTGGCAGGGCTTGAAAATACAGGTGATATTATAGCTCAAACGATCGGTAAAATACCTAATCCCCATAAAACTGTTTTCTTCAATGGTGTGAATCTAAGAGATCATAACTTAATTTTCCGACTATCGGCCGAAAATGCAGGTGAAAGTAAAGACTTACAAGAGATGTTTAAGCGAATAAGAAATTCCATTTTACCTAAAACAGGAAAAAATATAAACATACTAGATTATCCTAACATTATTAAGCCTAGCATTTGCTCAGGCAGTGGCGAAGCACCATATGCATATGAATTCAAATGGTGCTTTGCAAATAAAATGGGTATCTTCCACACACCAGATGGTATGCCTGCTTTTAATGTTGATTTATCACCTACAACATACCAGCTTACACTTGATTTACAAGAAATTGAATATTTCATATCAGAGGATTAATTAATGTCTTATTTCAAGAATTTTCCATTAATTCAATACGCCAATAATTTAGTTAAAAATATTTTAGCTAGACCTGCTATTGATGATAAGTTGAAGGATTATAGGTCAGCATTTTATGTGTATGAAACAAAGAATGAAGAATCTCTCCAAGACATAGCTTATAACTATTATGATGATGCCAAGTTAGATTGGATTCTGAATTTAACTAATGGTGTAATTGATCCATATTATGACAAATATAAAACATACAATCAAATGATTTCTTTTATTACTAAAAAGTATGGATCAATAGCAGCGGCACAACAAGAAGTACTTGAATATAGAACTAATTGGCCATCGGATTTCAGTACACTTACTGTGGCTGGATATGCTGCATTATCAGATGGCCAGAAAAAATATTGGGATGCAATTGTATCGGATCAAAATGCAGTTGTAGGATATGAACGAAAGAAGGTTGATGTATCCTCTTCCACTAATAAAATCGAATCCGTTTCTTTGGTGAGTGCAGTGTCTACCGCATTAACAGTAGGTGAACGAATTATCAGAGATGATGATTTTTCAAGTATTGCTTTTGTTTCTTGGGCAAATACATCGGCATTTAATATCAAACACGTCACAGGTGATTTCTCTAGTAATTCAACTTATACTGCCACGGGCCAAACATCAGGTATTACGGTAACAGCTAATGGTGATAGTCATTCTGTACTTAAAACAGTTATACCTACAGATGAATTGACATACTATACACAGGTTACTGCATATCAAGATGAATTTGAAAAGAATGAAGCCAAGAAGAATATTGATGTATTACAAAAATCATATGCAAACAAACTTCAATCTGATCTAAAGGAAGTTCTTAATTAATGCCAGAAGTTCAATCTGATCCTACATATATTGATGTTAATGAGCTATCAATCGAGTCTTATCGGACTGGTAAGAAATTCGAAGACCTTACTGGTCAGATGCAAACTATTGAGATCTATGAATCTATTAATAGCCATACAATCACAGTTGATATAGCTATTAATGATGGTTTAGATATCTATTCAGCACTACCTATCACGGGCGAAGAAAAGATCATTCTAGAAATTGCAACACCCGGCGGTGATGATTCAGAACCAATTCGATATGAATTATATGTGAATAAAATCCTGGGTATGACTATGGCTGATGATGGGTCTAGTAGATCATATGTCATTAGATGTTGTACTAAAGAGTTTTTGACTAATAAAGTATCACAGTACACTCGTAAATATTCAGATCAACCAGGTAAAGTTATTGAGTCTATTTTAACAGATAAGCTTAAGTCTGACAAAGAATTGATTATCAGTGAACCTACTAAGGGCACATTTGATTATATGGTATATGATAAACGACCGTTGCAAATCATTGACCTTATTACAGAAAGATCAGTATCACTTAACCATAAATCATCTCTATTTGTTTTCTATGAGGATATCAAGGGTTATAATTTTACCACAATTGAGAACCTAATTGCAATTAGAAAAGAATACATCGGTGATAAGCAATTCTTCTTTGATACTAACACAGCTGCCAATATCAAAAATAAGAATATGCGAAACATTATTGCTATGACTATTATGAACACAGGTGATAATATCAATAAATTGATGTCTGGGGCATTAAAGAGTAAAACAGAAGCATTAGATCTTATTACGGGTAAAGTTGAAGTGAGTACATATCAGGATTCTGTCAATTCAGATGACTTCGTTAAGATTGATGATTCATATGAAAATTTCAATTCATCAGAATATCTGGAAGAATTTGAAGTGAACTCGGGTAAATCATTTTTTGTATTAAAAGATATTTCACGCCCAGAGAATTACCATGATATATCAATTGGACATAAAATTGCATATGGTTCTAAACTTACACAATTTAATTCTTTAATTAAAATAGCAGGTGATACTGAAATCTTACCAGGTGATGTTATTGAAATTAATGTTCCAGTCTTTTCTTCTCTAACATTAGAAGAACAAAATATGGGTGTGAAAACAAAGTCAACTGGCAATTATCTCATTACAGACTTGAAACGAAAAATCTTTAAGAAATCAGATCAATTCTCACATGAAATGAGTTGTTCCCTTGTTAAGGGTAGCTTTGCCGATAGTGATGATCTTAAATTAGCAGGATAGATATATGTCTTATTATAACATGGGTAAATCATTCATAAACTTTATTGGTATTGTCGAAGACTTAGCCGATCCGCTGATGCTCGGGAGAGTCAAAATTAGAACGATAGGTGATGATACTTCAAGTCAGGTGGAAACCGATGAATTGTTATGGGCAACACCTTTATCTAGTATTAACTCTGCTAGCCTAAATGGTGTTGGTATTTCACCCACTGGTATTCAAGTAGGGTCATATGCAATTGGATTTTATCTAGACGGCGAAGAAAAGAATATGCCGTTTGTTCTAGGTACATATCATAAAATACCTAGTGCTACAAGAGAAAATATAGATGAAGCTTATAAGGCATCAGATCATGATATATCATTTTTAGCTAGAGAACTACAGTCTTTAAAGAAAGAACCAATATCCGGTAGTACAATTTCTGAACCTGCATCTGCATATAATGCTAAATATCCACACAACAAAACATTTACAACTAAATCTGGCCATGCTATTGAAATTGATGATACACCCGGGGATGAACGAATCCACATTTATCACAAGGCAGGTACATATACTGAGATAAACAAAGATGGTAGACGTGTACAGAAAATTGTAGGTGAAGATTATGAGCTTGTCAAAGAAGGCAAGAATCTATTAGTCAAGGGTAATTTAACCATTGAAGCAGGGGATACAACTATTACTATTAATGGTGACTCAACAATTGATGTTTCAGGTTCTATTAACATTAAGGCATCAGATATAACGATTGATAGTGATGTACAAATAAATGGTGATCTTAATGTATCTGGCAAAATAAGATCACCTGACATCAAAGAAACCTAGTATAAATATAAATAAAAAGAAAACAAATGGCACGAGCAGATACATATACACAGAGTGATCTAACAAAAGATCTATATTCGGATTTTATGAATGACTTAACACCTCATCCTAATACGAATAGTATTGTACTATTGAAGAATGTTAATGCTGTGAGTAGATCAATCAAGAATTTGATTTTAACTAATAAATATGAACGCCCTTATAATCCTAAGATTGGTAGTAATATAAGGGCATTTTTATTTGAACCGGCTGATGCAATTACAGCCAACTCAATGCGAACAGAAATTGAATTGCTAATTAGTAAATATGAGCCTAGAGCTATGATTGAAGATGTTATTGTAAATGCTTCCCCGGATGAGAATTCATATGAAGTGAGCATTATCTATAGTATTAAGAATGTGGCAGAACCAATTAGATTAGACTTAACCCTATATAGAGTACGCTAGAATGGCAAACAGCAGTAACGATTTAACGACATTAGACTTTGACACAATTAAGTCAAATCTAAAAACATACTTATCAAGTCAAGATATCTTCAAGGACTATGACTTTGATGGTTCTAATATGTCTGTACTATTGGATGTACTTGCATATAATACATATAATAATGCATTCTATCTAAATATGATTGGATCTGAAATGTTCTTGGATTCAGCTCAATTGCGCGATTCAGTTGTTTCTCATGCCAAGGAATTGAATTATACACCAAGATCTTATAGATCCGCTTATGCAAATGTTAATATTACGGTAACAGCAACTGACCCTGAAAAAACTTCTATCACAATGCCTAAGGGTACATCATTCACATCAAGAATTGGATCTAGAACTTATACATTTACAACTGATCAAAATATTGTGATTGGGGGAGATAATCCTACTTTCACCGAAAGTAATGTACTCATTTATGAAGGTGATTATGTTGTAGATAGTTATGTCGTAAATGATTCAAGCCCGGAAACATATTTACTTACTAACTTTACCGGTGATATTACAAGTCTCACAGTTGATGTGATTGAAGATAACGGCGCAACCACATTATCATATAGTCGAGCTACTTCTCTTTTTGATTTAGATTCTACTTCACAAGTCTTTTTTGTTCAACCTAAATCTGGGTCATATGAAATTATCTTTGGTGATGGTGTAATTGGTCGTAAGCCCAAAGACCGATCAATTATTTCAATTGAATATAGAAACTGTAATGGTGAACTACCAAATGGTGCTAATGCATTTACAGCCGATGGTCCTATTGATGGCGAAGATGGTGTTGTTATAACAGTTAATGAACAAGCCAGAGATGGTGCAGTTGAAGAATCTATTTCTTCCATTAAATTTAATGCACCTCGAGCATTTACAACACAAGAACGTGCCGTAACAGCAGATGATTATGAAACTCTATTGCTTAATGAATTCCCAGAAATTAATGAAGTCGTAGCATATGGTGGTGAAGAAGCTAATCCACCACAATATGGGCGTGTTATTATTTCAGTTGATTTAACTGATGCTGATAAATTACCGGACTCTAAGAAAGACCAATATTATAACTTCATTAAACCTAGATCACCCCTAGCTATTGATCCAGTCTTTAAGGAACCAATTTATACATATTTGGAAGTTATCTCAGATGTTAGATATAATATTAATGTTACATCAAAGAATGAAAGTGATATTGAAACTCTAGTGCTTAGCTCTATTTTGGATTACAATAATACAAACTTGGATGGGTTTAGAAAAACATTACGTGAGAGTAAACTTACTACTCAAATTGATAACGCCGATTCTTCAATTATTAGTAATAGTACGGACATCAGATTAATTAAACGGCTTACACCTGTATTAAGTAAGCCCACTAATTATACAATTGATTTTGGTACAGCATTACAAACACAATCTAATGATACTATAGTTAATTCTGGTCTTTTCAAATACTCAGGTCTAGATGTTAGATTGGAAGACAATGCCGGTGTGATGCAAATTGTATCATCTACCGATGGTACTTTAATCTCAGATGTAGGCACAGTTGATTATGATACAGGATTAGTTAATTTAGTGTCCTTTGGCCCAGAATCATATCTTGGTTCGTATATTAATCTCTATGCGATACCTAAAGATAAAGATGTAGCTTCAAGCCGAAACGTTGTACTTTCAATTGATGAACGTGATATTTCTGTTAATGCAACACAAGTTAGGATCTAATGAAAACACTAGAAAAATATATCAGTCAGTTTACGGGTGATCTATTCCCTGCTTTCTATAAGGAAGAAGGGCCTAACTTTATAGCATTCGTTCAAGCCTATTATGAATGGTTAGAAACAAATGATCAGGCTTTATACGAAGCCAGAAGGCTCCCAGAATATAGAGATATTGATCAAACTCTAGATGACTTCATAGTTTTCTTTAAAACAAAATACTTGAATGACATCCAATTTACGACTGCATCTAACAAAGAGCTATTCATTAAGAACTCTTTAGATTTCTATCGAAGCAAGGGTACACCAAGAGCGGTTGAATTATTCTTTAAGTTAATTCATGGTATTCAAGCAGATGTATATTACCCTGGTGATGATCTATTCCGTTTGTCTGATAATGACTATAGAACTATAACTTACCTGGAATTATCTCATTCAGTTAATAATGTACAGTTTGTAGGTAAGACCGTAACCGGTGCTAGCTCTGGTGCTACGGCATATGCAGAAAAACTTATTAGAAAAAAGGTGAATACATATTTTGTTGATGTTTTATATTTGTCTAATTTAGAAGGTAATTTTAGTACCGGGGAGAGTATTTCATCTTCCGGTGTTGTACATTTTCCAAAGATCCTAGGATCTGCTACTACATTGGATGTTGTTGATGGTGGTTCCGACTTTGAAGTTGGTGAAGATGTTTATCTTACAAGCGGCTCTGGTAGATTAGGTAAGGCTAGAGTTTCAGAAATTGAATCAAGCGAAGGTAGTGTGTCATTTGCTATCTCAGACGGTGGCTTTGGTTATAGTGTATCACCTACTATTTTAATCTCTGATACAGTTGTTCAGGGTGATGATACAATTAATTTTGATCAATTTGAAACTGTTACCCAATATTTGGCTAATGTAGAATTTGACTCAGCAAACAATAACTTTGCGGTAGGTGATAATATTGATGGGTATGATGCTAATGGTGTATTGATACTTGAAGGTACTGTGCTTTCTGTTAACCAAGTAAATGGTTCTGAGTCTGGTGATCTTATTGTTAACTTTGAAGAAACATCTAATGTAATAGCATTTGATGCGAATGATGCTATTACTATTGAGGGCAACACTACATTTGCTAATGTTACACTTGTTACAGATGTGAGTGCTACAGGTAATGTGATTGCTAGTAATTCTACTAACTACTTTGGTATGATCAATGTTGAAAATACATTTGTTAGAAATGGCCTAGTTATAGGTGATACTAGTGGTGCTCAAACATCATTGCTCACCGTTGATACTGGTTCAGGTGCTTCATTTACCGTAGCTGATATTACGAATGATTATACATTTGAATATTCAACCACAGTTATATCTGACTTTTCTGCTATAGTTATTGATTCTGTTACATATGGTTTGCCGGGTGATCCTAATGCTAATCTTACATCAAATACAATTGGCGCCGCTATTAATACAACTAGCATGAGCATAGGTACTATATCAGAAATTAATGTTTCTAATCCAGGTACGGATTATGTGTTAGATCCAATTATTCTAATATATCAACCAGAAGTATCACAATATGAACAAAGAGATTATACTCTAACATATACAGACGTAAATGGTAACTTTGGTTTAAATGAAAAAATCATAGGTGGTAATACAGCAGCAATTGGTCAGATTTTAGAAATTAATCAGAATGCTAAAACACTAAAGGTTCGAAGATTATCCATTGCAGAATCATTTGTACCAACAGAAGAAATTGCAGGTGATAGTACAGGAACAACTGCTATTATTGATGCCGTATCGAGAAACTTTTCTGATCCGGAAGCCGGTAATAATGCTGTAATTGCTGCTTCATCATTATCGGTTGAAGGTAAAATTAAAACCCTAGATGTTGTATCATCTGGGTATGGTTATGTAGACGGTGAGTCTGTTACATTTGAAGGCGTCACAGATGATACAAAAACAGGTTCGGCAACTCTAAGTCTTGGTCAACAAGGTATTGGTGAAGGCTATTATAAAAATCGTAAGGGTTTTCTAAGTGAAGATAAATATTTACATGATAATGACTTTTATCAAGAATATTCTTATCAAGTTTTAACTGGGTTACCTTTTGAAACATATCGTGATACTTTGAAAAAAGTCCTACATGTAGCAGGAACAAAACAATTTGGGGGGTTTGTATCTACCACAGAAGTAGATACAGAGTTTACATTTGCAGAGACTAGTACAGAGATCGTATAAATGGTAGAAACATTAGTAACAAACAGATTTAAGACATTTGCTATTAGACAAATTCAAGAATCTATTACAGAACCAGCCAATACTGTTTTCTATGGGTTTGCATCAAAGCATACTCCATATACAGCCGGTGATTCTGTACCACCAGCAATAGGTAATAGCCCTAAAGAAACAAAATTAGATCCATATAGATCTATGTTATTTGGTAAAAAGCTAGAAAATAGTAATGTAAAATTGATGGTTCCAAGAGTTAATTGGACCGCCAACACAGTTTATGATATGTATGATCACAGAGATACATCTTTGTTTTCAAAAGATTTTTATGTATCAGTTGATGCCGGATCACAATATCATGTATATAAATGCTTGTATAATGCTAATGGTGCTGTGTCTAGTGAAGAACCATCTTTTAATGAATCCGTAGCAGAAGCTGCTTTATATGCTAATAACGATCAATACTATGAAACTTCAGATGGTTATCAATGGCGATATATGTATAGTGTTGATGATGTGACATTTGAAAAGTTTGCCACTACAAACTGGATGCCAGTTGTGGCTAATACAAGTGTGGAAAGTGCGGCAACAGATGGTGCCATTGATGTAATTAAAGTGGATAGTTCTGGTGCTAATTATAATAATTATGACAGCGGTGAATTTGATGAAAGTCAACTAAAAGTAGGTGGTGATAGTACTTTATATCATATTTCATCTTCTGCTAATACAACTGAAGGCTTTTATGGTAATACTATTTTACATATTACCGGTGGAGATGGTGCCGGTGAATATAAGAGAGTAGCAAATTCATATATAACAGCTGGTGCTGTTGCAGTGAAACTTGAATCTGCATTTACAACTGAACCTACAGCCGGCTCTACATATGAATTATCACCTGAAGTAAAAGTAACAGGCGATGGTACTGAAACAATTAATTGTGTTGCTCGGGCTGTTATTAATAGTACTTCATCTAATAGTGTTCACCAAGTAGAAATTATTGAACGAGGTGAAAAGTATGTCTTCGCAACAGCTGAGATTCTTACTGGTTCTACTGGTAATACAGTCATTACAGCAGCCAATGTAGCGCCTATTATTAGCCCGATTGGTGGTCACGGTGCTGATCCATTTGAAGAATTAGGTGCTACTTCGATTTCATTTGTAACTGAATTTGCTAATAATGAAGGCGGTTATATTTCAACCGATAATGACTATCGTCAATTTGGCATCATACAAGATCCTAAGTTTTCTAATGTAGTCATTTATACTAATAAGGTATCAAATGATCTGTTAGTTGGTTCAGATGGTACATTTGTTGAAGATGAAACTTGGTATCAATTTAAGAAAATAAAGCTTTATTCACAGGGAACAACAATAGCATCGGCTAATACAATTGAAGCAAATGAATCTGATACTGTATATGATGAATTTATAAATATAGGTGATTATGTATATATAACTGATACTGCTAATAATGATCATTTTATCTCTCAAGTAAATTCATTAGATGCTAATACTATTACGCTTGATGAATCTGTGACATTTAGTTCAGGTAATGTTTCAGTTTATATTGCCACATTGACGGCTAATGGTACAGTGAATACAGTTGAATCTGGGGGTATAAGAGCAGATAATGTATCAGCTATGATTAACACTGATAGATTAATAATCGGTGCTACATCTAAAGCTATTGGTACTGTGTCTGATATTGAACTTAATAATACTTACAGTAATACCGCAACATTTGCTACATTTACTCAAATGAAACAATATGTGGGTAGTGTTGTAGGAACATTTATTGAAGATGAATTTGTATATCAATCAAATGGTACTGCTAATGTTGCTACTGGTTATTTACATTCTGCGGTTACGGCTGGTGATACTACAGTTTCTCTAACAGAAACAGAAGGTGTGTTTACAGTTGGGGGTGT